GCGAGCGTTACCAGTATTTTAAAAACACTATAGTTGCTATAATGCAAATAATTAACGAACTAGAAGGACTAGATAAGTTTCAAAAAAGCGGTAGTGGTATGGCTGTTATTGCTAATCTTATATTTTTTATTACTTTTTTATGCACAACAAGCAAAGAACAAGATGATAAGATTGAAGAAAAGTGGCTTTTTAGACTAAAACAAGAAACAGAAAGCGAACTTTTTGACAGCTTTACTGGAGAAAAAGGCGAAGCATGAACGGTAATGGTTGGATTAAAATTCATAGAGACATAAAAGAGCATTGGGTTTTCCAGCGAGATGATTATTTTAAGGCTTGGATATTCCTACTTTTGCGCGCCAATCATCAATACAGAAAGACATTGTTTTCAGATGTTATACCAGAAATAGTAGAAATACACCGTGGAGAAGTTGTAACAAGTCTTACAAATTTAGGTCAAGAGTTGGGTTGGTCGCCTAGCAAGGTCAGAAGATTTTTATTTAAGTTGCAAAAAGATAACATGATTTGCATAAAAGATGAAAAGAAATGGACACACCTAAGTATTAATAACTACGAGACTTACCAAGATAAGCGAAACGGCAGTGAAACACCAACGAAACGCGAACGAAACGCGGGCGAAAACAATATAAGAATGATAAAGAAAGATAAGAATGAAAAGAAATCTTTATCTCAAAAAGAACAGTTATTAAAAGTAAAAGAAAATATAGGCGACTTAAAGAAGAAGTTTCCTAGTGTAAATGTCCAATTAGAGTTTGATAGAATGCAAGATTGGTTATTATCTAGTGGTAAGCGTTATAAGAATTATGGAGCGTTTTTTAATAATTGGTTACGCAAGGCAAACGAAAATAATGTAAATTCTGAAAATGAACAAATTTTTTACACTTATAAATGTCCGCAATGTGAAAAAGAAAGGAAGAGGCAAGAGTTTAAAGATTTATATATAACATGTTGCGATACAAAAATGATACCATACAAGGAGAATTAAAATGAGTTACGACAGTCACGGAGTATATGAAAAAGATTGGAAACCTAAATACAAAACAAGGTGGGTATATGAAATTATGCAAAGAAAAGGCGGATTAAGAAAGTTTTATTTTAACACAGCAAGGCAATTAAATAGTTTTAGAAACTTAACAAGAGAGCATTCTTCTAAACATATAATGCCAGACAGCTCTTCTTTGTTTAATGTAAGAGAAAGTTGTTTTAGTCAAAGAGTAGATTTAAACGACCCTTACACTATACCTTGCACTACTTTAAAATATTATGGTTGTGCAGAAGACTATGCTTTTCAAAGAAATCAAGAATATTGGAAAAAATGTGCAGAAAACTTAGAGCAAAAAAGATTAAACGGAACAATACCGCCCGATTATGTAAACATGACTGATTGGGTTAAAATGTCAAAAAAAGAAAAGAAGGAGATAGCTAATGCCTATAAACTCAAGAGACAAAGGCAATAGAGCAGAAAGAGAAGTTGCTAAAACTATAAACAGATATTTAGGAACTAATTGTAGAAGAACGCCGTTAAGTGGCGGGCTTAGTATTAAAGGCGATATTATAGATATTGACCCAGATAGTGTTGCATATCAATATCATTTTGAAATTAAAAACACCAAAAAGCTATCTATTCCAATATGGTGGAGACAAATATATAATGATTGTGGGAAAAAAATTCCAGTGAATATATTTAAAATGAATGCTAAGTTCTATGCAACGCTACAGCTTAATGATTGGCTTGGAGATTTAGCAGAAGTAAAAGAATTAAAAGAAGAAATAGGTAATCTAAAAACAGCAAATAAAGCGCTAGAAGAAAGAATAACAGAACTGGAAAAAGAGATGTATAAATGAGCATAGTTGGTAATCAAGTTATTTGTTGTCCAAGATGTAACAGCAGTAAAGTTAAAAAGAAAGGATTTAGGCATAATCGCGGGGATAAAATACAAAGGTGGAAATGCAATTCTTGTGATTATAGTTTTTCTGACCCGCTATATTTAGATAAAGATGTAATTATAGAGAATGTTCAGCTTAGTAAAAGAGCGCAACGCTTTCAAGATAAAAATAGAATTTCCAATAAAAGTTTTAGAGAGCATGCAAGATTGGATAATGCCCTTTGCGAATACAATAAACACTTAATTAAAGTTTTAGACGACAATAAAATTAAGTGCATTTCAAAAAAAACACCCATTTTCTCAGAAAGTAAAGCAGTGGGCATTATTCAAATATCTGACACGCATTTTAATGAATTGGTTGATTTGCCAAACAATAAGTATGATTTTAAAGTTGCAAGCAAAAGACTTAAAACCTTTATAACGCGCGCCAAAACCTATTTAAATGCAATGGGAGTTAAAAAAGTTTTTGTAGGAATGACTGGAGACCTAATGAACTCAGATAGAAGGTTAGATGAATTGTTGTCTATGGCTTCTAATAGAGCGCAAGCTACCTTTTTATCAGTAGAGATTTTAAAACAAGTGTTGCAAGACTTGCAAAAAGACTACAAAGTAAGCGTTGGTTGTATTACTGGTAATGAAAGTAGGGCTAAAGATGAAGTAGGTTGGAGTGATATTGTTGCTTCAGATAACTACGACTTTACCATATTTAATATACTTAAATACATTTTTAAAGACACAGATGTTGATTTTATTGAAAGTAAAGACGCAAGTGAGTTGGTTGTAAATATTGCGGGAATGAATGTTTTATTACTACATGGACACGGAAGTATCAAAGCAAAACATGAGACATCTATAACGCAAATTAAAGGTAGATATAGTTCGCATGATATAAAAATTGATTATGTTCTTAGTGGACATATACATTCAGCTAGGATAGGAGATACTTACGGTAGGAGTTCATCTTTAGTTGGAGCTAACGCTTATTCTGAAAAAGCTTTAAACCTAGAAGGTAGAGCTAGTCAAAACATTTATATAGTTCACGACAATAAAACAGTAGACGGCATTAAGATTGATTTGCAATATTATGATGAAAAAGGATATGATATTACAGAAGAATTAGAGAGTTACAATGCTAAATCTCAAGATAAGTTAAAAAGTGGCAAGGTGGTCTTAAAAATTATTAATGTTTGATTTTTGTAGTATCGCGCAGAAAAAGTGTCCATTTTGCGCGTCACTCTCTGATAACAGCGGACAAGTTCCAGCGAGAGATATGGCAAGATGTGGTATGAAATCTGGAGAAAACAGAATTGCATTTATGAAGGATTGCCCGCTCCCAGCGGTCAAGAAGAGAAGTAAGATAAAAGCAAAAAAGGAAGGCTTATAATTATAATGGTGGGGGATTATATAAATACAAATTAAATTTACGAAAGGAGTTACCCTTTGTTAATATAGTTTGCAAATATATACGGTTGGCTACTACCCCCCCCGTTATATAATAAAAGGAGAATAAAATGAGTAAGAAAGAGTTTAAGCTAGAAAAAGGTCGTGGTTGGTTATTTAAGAATGGTTTTAAAGACCAAACAAATGAAGAAGACGCAAAGAAACCAGATTATACTGGCAATCTAAATGTTAATGGAGACATAATTAAATTATCTCTTTGGAAGGCAAAAACCAAAAAAGGAGATGTTATGTTGAAGTTAAGTATCTATGAGCCACAAGGTGGAGCAAAGCCTACTAATGAAGCTCTATCTGATGATGATTTGCCGTTCTAATGAATAACAATACTAGAATAATGATGTTGTTGCAAGAGAAGATAAATCAAGGGCAAATAGATTATAAACAAGATGTTCCTATAGACGGAAGTAGAGATAACTTAAAAGAAGCCTTAGATGAAACGCTAGACTTGTGTGTTTATTTGGCGGCGACAGTATTAGAACTACACGATAAATATAAGAAATTTGAAGCTAAAGATAATCCACCCGATAAATTACCCTTTTAATCTATTATAATTGATTTTAAGGCTATTTTCGCGCGTTATATTATATTTCTTGCCTTATACTAAAGCTTGTAGAATATATAGAGTATGCTGTTTGTGTAAATTTTAAGCTTTCACTAACAAACCTAACATCAATATAACTACTCCCCCCGTCTGCGCTAAACTGAAAAGCAAGCTTTCTACCTTTAACTTGATTTACTAAAACTTCAAGCTTGGCTTTATCTGCTTCTGAAAGGTTTGTATATGATAGTTCATACTCTAATTGTTTGCCATATCTTTCGTTAGTATAAATTTTACCACCATAAGATTGAGATATTGTTACTCCCTTATAATTTGTTGTTTCTGCAACATTCATGTCTGGATTTCTTGACGGAGAATAGTTAGCATGACTTGTGCTACTATCTGGTCTAAATCTTACTTCTGTTATAACTGCCATAATTAATCCTTAATAAATTTCGTAAGCACTTATGCTTATCTTTCCTAATGTTCTTGTAGTTTGTGTTACTATAAAATATACGCTTCTCCAGTTTTTTCCAAAAGGAGCTTTTTTAGTTGTTATAATTCTAATTATATCTCCTACTTCTAAAGAATAAAAGCTAGGATTAACTAAGTCTAGTGCTATTTTAAGTCTTGGCTCTCCAATTAAATGATTATAATAATTATAATAATTAGTTGTAAGAGTTCCCGTTTTATCAAAATCGTTTTTTACTTCTACCAATTTTTCATCTTCTATATTATAATTAGACCTTGTTGTAGAGTTTGTAAATTCAGATACTTTACCATATTTACTATTACTTTCTGGTTTTCTTAAATATTGAATCTTGTATTTTGTTTTTAGTTCATTTATAGGCGTGTGCATTATTTGCAAATTAGCAAAATCATCTTCATCTATAACGCCCATAGGAAACACTACTTTTCGTATTGTAGTTCCCGCAGATTGACTACCTGCAGTTGCAGTAGTTATAGGAGCAATACCTCTTTCTACTGTTAGCGTTTGTGTAGTAGAAGTGCTAGTCATTGGACCAGGAGTAGTAATTTTCATAAACTCAAAATGAGAGCCATGAGATATTACTAATAAATCTCCAGTGCTATAACCACTACCTTGTGTTGCAAGTGTCAATTTAAACTGATTATCAGTTGTACTTGTAATTAAGTTATCTGCACTTAAAGTACCAGCGGTTACCAAATAAGGCAAAGTTGTTGATGATGTAGTGCTTGTTGTTAAATACTTTGGACTTATATATTGATATGTTCCGTCTGCCCTCATTCTTCCTATAAAAAATCCAAAGTGTTGTAATTTTTCTAATATGCTTTCAAGTTTTTCTGATTTGTTTAACCAGTAGTGCATATCTCCTTGCACAAGACTTGTATTAAAAATACTTAAAATATTAGAGTAGTTATTGGTTGTTCCTACTGATGTTGGAAAAATATTACTATCTGCAAATGTTTCACATAAATATCTATGTGCTTCAATAGGTTTTTTTATAACACTACCGTCTAATGACAAGCCGTCTTGAGATGAATAAAGTTCCTTAATATTTTCTTTTAATTCAGTATCAGTTTGTACAGATGAATTGTCTCTTTCAAATTTTGTGGTTGTTGTAATGTTGGTAGTTGCTACTGTAGCAGTACCAGATAAAACATTTGACGCTCCACTGCCTACATCCCCAGGCTCAAGTCCGTCATAGCTTATATTTAGTTGAAATTCTATTTTCTGTGGATAGTTACCAGTAAACTCAGAATTTGTTGATTGATGTAAGTTTATCGTACTGGTTGTAGAACTTCTTGTTGCAGTTAAACTATTATGTGTTGTGTTGAACAATGTAGTAGTTTCATCATGATTGTCATCATCATTATGATATATTTTTGCTACTAAAGAAACACTATTTATTACACCACCAGAACTACCACCACTTCTTGTTAGCGTAAGGCTATAACCAAAGTTTATTGTAAAGACCATAGAAGAAGGAGTATGTTTTACGCTACCTAAATTTATCATATTAAAGGTGTTAGTAACTGCTACTTCTTGTGAATTTGTTGTAGATGAACTAATTGTAGCACTTGCACTCGGTGTGTATTTATTAGTAATAGTATAATCAGAACTTTCTATCATCATTTCAGATTTAAAAGTTCTTGATAAGTCTACATCTGTTCCTACTGCAAATAAATTATCACTTCCAGTTTGTTTTGTTATAATAGGACTAGCGTCTGCGGAAGAAGCTGCGGTTTCTGTTGCTGTACAAGCTGCCATGTTTTCTACTATTATACCACTCCCCTCTGGACTTAAACCAGACTCTTTTACATGTAAAGTTTTATTACTATTATTACCCGCACTTGCAGTTAAACAAAATACATTACCACTTTGTATTTTCTCTACTTGCACTGGGTATGTTCTTGCTGTTGCTCCCAATAAGGATTGCAAAGCAAAGGTAACACCCGAAGAAGAATAATCTCCAAAAACAATAGGCTTATATAAGCCACTTTCTGATATAGTTTGTGGTATAGATATATCTTTTAAAG